TCTGACTTGAACATTGACATCTCTGCAATAGAGTTCAAACAATGCTCGGTTGATAGCATCAGTGTCGTTGGTGACTCCGTCGCCTTGAGCACCAAAACTTTTAACACTGACCCACTGATCTAATTGTTGCTGCAATGACAATGACACAGGATTATTGGCAGTGGGTCCCGTTTGCACTATGTAACCGGCTGCAGCACCTTGATATGTGTAGGCTTCGGTGAGAGCTAGAATATTTGAGAATTCAGTTAAAATTTCAGTATTACCAATGGCAGGTGCACCCTCGGCCAATGTGCCATTGCCGATGAATAATTGTTGAGTATCAACTGCCCACCCCAATTCAGCTCCAGCTAATTGCGGAAGATCTTCATAAAGACCCTTTCGTTGTGTAATTCTTGATACCTGTACTATGGCCATAATATCTATTCCTATTAGGTATTTATCGAATCAAAGCTGATAAAACTGTTCTAATCTCAACCACCATTGTTGTTGCCAATGTCCGAACTCTGCCCCTTCGATCACAAATTCTTGATATTGAGGTTGGGATATCAATTCTTGAGATTCATTGAGGTCAGGCTTGACACACATCAATATTACGCCCTTTTGAATTTTAGTTCCATATAATTCATTATGTGCCAATGCGTAGGCCACTAGTTGTAATTTATAGTCGTCGATCCAAGATTCTTTTTTGGGTTTATTAGTTTGTTTGAAATCTATAATAGATTCTCGACCTTTATGCATACCCACACAATCAGTAGTTCCGGCATAGATTTTGGGGAAATACAAAGGTATTTCCACACCCCAATATTCGGTAACATGACAAAGGCCTTCATTGATCACAGTTTTTGCCATTTCGTAACTGGCCCAACTGTAGGGATTGGTGCCTTTTTTTGGCATGGCACCGGATTTGATATAGTCTTCCAGATAACTATGCATACGAGTTCCGCGATTGGCTGCATCTGTGGTAATTTGTTGAGCTTTTTTATGTCCCACTGCACGACGCCAATTTTCTAGAACTTGTATTTTTTCTTGAGGTCGAGTAGCGTCAAGGATAGTTGTCACGCTGGGTAGTCGCAGACCATCGGGTGTGGCATATAATCTGCAACCATTGACTGATTCTCTAGATAAAGATTGATATGAAAATTTTTTATTGTACATGTGTTTTTTAATAGTTATGTCTAGTATAACAGACTAATAACAAATTATCAATCCATCTAAATTGAAAAACTCTGTCCACAACCACAGCGATCCCCTTCATTGGGATTAACGAATTCAAATCCCTCATTGAGGCCTTTACGAACATAATCAATGGTCATACCCTGAAACCAATGGTAATATTTGGAATCTGTGTATATCTCAATTTGATCGCTATGAACACAGACTAAATCTGCTGATATTTGATCTAGAAATTCAAAAATATAACTATATCCTGAACAACCAGTGGTTTTTAACCCAATCTTTAAACCCACACCATGCCCTCGACGAGTCAATTGTTGTGTTATTTTCTCCTGAGCGGCCAAAGTCACAGTGATCATAATTTACCATATGCTCGACGAAATCGCAAATCGCTGACTAGACTGTTAAAAGTCACGCCATTGAGATGATCTAATTCGTGTAAAAAACATCTGGCATCAATATCAGTGAAGTCTTGACTACGAACTTCGCCACGGTGATTTTGCCATCTGGCAGTCAGAGTTTTGGGTCGAGGTATGGAGAGTTTAGTTTTAGGAAAACTTAAACATCCCTCAGGACCTGACTGCTGTTCAGAGTCCAGATATAATATCTCAGGATTATATAAAATTCGAACTAAATCATCACTGTGACAATGCTGTGCAAATACACGAAAATCATATCCAATTTGATTAGCAGCTAATCCCACAGCACCATGATGCTGTAAAGTGTCTGTTAATTCTTTTTCTAGTTGTTGATAGTCCATTGGGGGGTCGGAAAAATTCCACTGAGTGGTGGGCTTTGACAATAATGGATCAGGCCATAACATCAAGGATCTGACTTGTGTTGAGGGGTGGGTATTCTTCATTTTTCGTTATAATTTTTTCTAATTATACACTAAAACTACTTCCGCAGCCACAGGTAGTTTCAGCATTAGGATTCTGAATAACAAATTGACTGCCCACAACATCTTCTTTGTAATCAATACTGGCACCAATCAAATATTGATAACTCATACTATCTATTAGAAAGTAAATAGAATCTTTGATAACGACAAAGTCGTCTTCGTCGGTATCTTCATCGAAAGTAAATCCATATTGGAATCCTGAGCATCCTCCGCCCTGCACAAATACTCGTAATTTGAGATTAAAATTATTTTCTTCAGCTATCAAGTCTTTGATTTTGGTTAGACAGTTATCAGTGATGTCTAAATCTATCATAAATTATGTTTCTTTCTATAGTCCTCAATTGCCGCAGCAATGGCATCGGAAGCAAGGATGCTACAATGGATTTTAACTGGAGGAAGAGCAAGTTCATCCGCTATTTGCGAATTCTTGATCTCCCTAGCCTCCTCTAAAGTCTTACCCTTGACCCACTCTGTAACCAGTGAACTCGATGCAATGGCAGAGCCGCAGTTGTGAGATCCTACCCTGTTGGCAAAGAATACATGCGCACCATCTTCTAATTTTAGATCATACACTACCACATTTTTGCCATCGCGCTCACAACCGCGCAGTTGATTCAAATGAGAAATCGGTAATACCGACAATATCCTCATGCCATTGTGTATGAAATTGTTGACTTTTTCCAAGGCATAGTCGATGTCTTCTATGGATAAGAAAAGACTATCGTATCCAGCCGACTTCAACTGGCGTGACCTTTGCTCGACATAGCCTGATCCATCTGAACGATCTTGCATGAAAGCAGGCATGCGTTTGGTATAGACTTCTATGCACTTTTTCTTGCCTGGCACAATGAAGTCTGGACTGATAGGACCATCTTCGCTCTGTAGCCACACTTTACCTGCTGACCAACGGGCACCAACACCGTTTATTTCAAACAGGTCTTGATAAGACTTTTCGATGGAAGTTGGCTGATGCCAGTCTATACTGGCCATACCTTCTTTCCAACATTGCACATATCCAGGATCAGCCCATTTCTTTTTGGCGGCCTGAGACTGTTTGTATTTTCTCGTGACAGGATCTTTGCAGACGAATCCAGGCTGATTCTGTGGCAGCACTGAATGATCGAATGTTTCATTCCATTTTTTCATGCGCAGGCTGTTGTTTTCTTTCAGCCAGGATCGATGCCTGACATTGGTCAGTTTCCTGAGTTCGTGCTCGGTGATTTCATAGAGTTCTTGTCCGGGCACCAACATCTGTGCTTCTATGGGTTTGTTGTCAGCGGTCCAAAAAATATGTTCCTTGGTGCAGATCAAACGGAAAGAACTCGCGGTGATATTTTTCCTGCTGGTTTCTCTTTGCAATTCAACCACCAAAAGATCTTCCACGGGTACCGAATGCTTGATGATGTTTTTGATTTTCTGATTAATTATGATCTCACCATTCCATGCCAGCACTTCATCACCAACCCTGAGATCTTTAATTTTTTTAACACGAGTGGGCGTGTTAATCAGTGCGTTGCTGGTCAGGCAACCATAAGTCTTAAATTTCGCATCCGTAATGATACCATCATCATTTACTTTTATCTGTAGTTTCATTACATCTCCGCATGCCGGGGCTCCCACCATACCTGTGCCCACTTGCGGGTCCTCCTTGGCGAATGATCCTACATTTCTTGGGTTTTCATAATGGTCAATGACTTTATCTGAATAGGCCATTGTGTTCTCCTAATACTTTGTTTACTGTCTCTTCTGGTTGAAAGCGATCAGTTGTGAGCGCCTCATGTTGGCTCCTTAACAAATGATCCTACATTTCTTGGATTTCATAGTGGTCGATCAACTGCGGACAATAACTCATATATTACTCTGATGTGGTTGTGTCAGCTTGCTTTTGAACTTCTTTTTTCCATAATGTCCAGGCACCATAAATCACTGCCACATAGGCAGCAACTTCGGCCAATGGTCCTAGTAATATAAAAGAGCCACCGGCTGCAATTAATATTGCTCCATCCCAACTGGTTCTTTCTTTGGCGCGGTCAATGATCCATTGTTTACCAATATGTAGAATATTCATAATTGCTCCTTGTTTTATGATCTTTTATTTGCTGCTCGTTTTGCAGCTTGTGACACAATTTTTTGTGCCTTATCAACAGGCATTGACGTAGGTAATTCATCACTGCCTTTGAACTGTATTTCTTGTTGAGATGGATCAACCGTTTGAATAATTTGATTCAATGGCGGTCGACTTGATAAATCTGCTAATTGCTCCGGAGTAAATGTAGTTCCAGTGACATCCTGTGCTAGTTCGATGAAACTTTTTAAACTTATCTTTTTAGGGCTAGCCGAATCGATTGATTGACCCAAGAGAAATTCCGATAATCCCACTAATTTACCAATGACCGGTTCGGTCACTTCATTGATTCTCATTATCTTCTTGCTCTGCCCAAATTAGGCCCTGCAGCCGGTTCTTGTTGTGGTTCGAGATCGATATCTGTTTGATCGATGTCAAGTTCAGCAGCAGGTTCAACTGGTGCCATATCTGGACTAGGCAAAGTGTCTAGTGTTTCTACTTGTCCAGTCACTACTCCTAATGCAGTTTCTAGTTGTTGTTTGGTCAATTGTAGATTCTGAACTAGACCCGCTAGAGCTTGTGTGGCATCTCTGTTAAACTGATTGCTTTGTTCGAGACCGATTTGATTTTTGATATTGTCCACTAATGCTGGCAAGTCTTTGAATTGTAATTCGCTGACATCTTCCAACATACCTTGAACTTGATCTACCATGTCTTGTGCTGCTAATACCACTTGAGCCTGTTGAACTTCGCTTTCCACAATCAATTGTGTTTGATCATTGAGATAGTCTGTGAGACTTTGCTCTATCATCAATAATTTCAAATATGAAGGATTCTTTTCACTGTGATGGAAACTTGAACTTTGTTTATAGTTTTCCAACAGTTGAGTGACTCGGGCCAATATATGTTGAGCTTGATCTTTACGTAGATTATCTATGGGCAGGCCTTGTTCAAAAAAACTTTCAAATACTCTACGGACTTGATGAGTTTTTTTATTTTCAGATAATTCAGTGAGTTTCATGATCGAATCCTTTTTTCTGTAAGTATTTAGCTTGATCTATCATTTTTTTCAATTGATATCTCGTGCTTTTTAGTCTAGCCAATTTGAAATCAAATTTATTGTTTAATAAATCTCGATGTTGTGATGTTTGATTTTTTCTCAAAAATTGTTTGGTTATTTCAATGTCATCAATTAATCGTCGCTGATCAAAACTAAAATTTGCGATGCTTTGGGCTAACTCAATTTGATTAAATTTGTCTGCAATACACCAAGCCAACGCCGATTTAGTGTCGACAAATTCTCCCACTGATTCCTGTCTTTTGTAGACCATAATATCGTTATACCCAAGCATTTCCAAACGATATTGTCCAAAAACATGATAGGTTTGACCTATGCGGTATATTATATTTTTTTCTAAGCGAATTTTTTCTTCGCTGATAAAGTCTAAGATTTTTTCTATCATTTAATTACGTAAGTGGATAACAAATATCCAATGGTTGCTACTAATAGTGCTATTACACCTACACCCCATTGAGTGATTTGATCATTGCGACGATTACTGATATCTACTACCGTGTCACGAACTTCTTTGATTATGGATTCCAATGAATTGATTTTTTCTTCGACATCGGCCAATTTGTGTTCGAGAAATCGATATCGTTCAGCACATAATTCCACGTGTGCTTCAAGACTTTTCTTTTCTATATCAGTTGTGTCTGCCATTGAATTTTACCAAAATATATCTTTTATTTATTTAAATTTCGATCAATTCAAACTCTATATTTTCGTCGGGTTTGATTATGTTGATCTCAACATCAGTTTCGTTGAGTCCCAGAATCATGGGTATACCTTGACAATGCTTTTTTAATAGCCCTAATTTGTCATTGTTGTGATCAAAAACCGATTGATATTCGATGTCAAAATCAAAAATCCAGGCTTTTTTGTCGATATTATATATGGGTTGAGTGACATTCAGTGGTTGTGTAAACAAACTGACCAATTGTATTAGAGATTCGAAATTTCTTTGTTGATTTCTTGCTTGATTCCATTGTTGTTCGTTGATGATTTTTTTACCAAATTTATCAATGATAGGTAATCGACCATCACGGTAATGTCCGGTAATACCAGTGGCAGTGCAATCGAATTTAGTAGTGACTCTGATTCTCATTGATTCAATATTTAAGGCCAAAAAAAAGCCCTGAAAAATTCAGGGCTAAATTTCCATATGGTGTTGAATTGCTATTAGGTTGTTAACTTAAATCCAACATTGGTGCAAGTGTCGAGCTGATTTACACCGGCCACTGTGGCCACGTTACCGGCAGCTAGAACTTGTGCTGTGGTAAATCCAGTGGGATAAAGAGCCACGCTCAGTGCAACAGTGTCAACTTGATAAATTGCCACAGTACCAATTTGCTGAATACCGCGGATGACGTTACCCACGAACTCATTGACACCTGTTTGTGCAATCATTGAGTTGGCAGCTACTAGACGGAAAAAGTCTAGTTTGGGACCTTGTGGTTGTGTTGGGGTAGCTGATGGATAATTGTCTGATGGTGCTACTGGACCATTTTGTGTGTCTAAGTTAAATACTGGTTGTGAATCACCATTAACGATTGTTACGATTGCCATTTTAAATCTCCTAAATGTTTGAGTAATTAAACTCTACATTTATTTACCAAAATGTCAAAAAATTTAAGTTTAGAGTTGAGATTTTGACAAATTCGAAATCATGTAATATAGGTCACTGTTTAGCATTCTTTCACGCATCAACATAGTCAATTGCTGAACAATT